AGGGCAGCTGGGATTAGACTATAAGTTGCAAAACGTACATGCAAAAGTCACGCTGGTTAAACAGGACGTAAAATGGATTGTTATTACAGGGAGTGGTAATTTCTCAGAAACCGCAAGGCAAGAACAATATACGATAAGAAATGACAAGAAAATATATAATTTTTATAAATCATGGATGGAGGGATCATGGGTGCAGGACGACCAGTAACATATACTGAATCTGTTTTAAAAGAACTAATTAAGAAACTCAACAAATATTGTGATTCTGAGGAAATCCCGATACTTGCAGAGTTCGCATACAAGAACAATATCAGGAGACAGGCGTTATACGAACACCCTGAATTGACGGACGCTATAAAAAGGATAACAGAAAAAAAAGAAGCCCAGTTGGAAAGAAACGCCTTGCTGGGTGCTGTAAATCCCACAATGGCGATATTCAGTTTAAAGCAGCTGGGCTGGAAAGACAAACAAGAAATAGACCTTAATCACGGCGTGCAACCTGATACTGAGTTTAAAATAGTTTCTAAAAAATGAACATACCTGAAAAGCTCCTCCCGCTATTAGAAACACCGAACACTCATAACATTATTTCAGGAGGTAGGGGCGGGGCTAAATCAAGAACTGTTGCAGCTTTACTTGTCTGGATAATGTCAAAAACGCCATTGAATGTTATATGTGGTAGAGAAGTCCAGAAGTCTCTTGCCGATTCTTCTTTCGCTATGATGAGAGACGAGATTTATCGACAGAATAAGGGTCATTTATTTGACATTATAGAAAGTCGAGGTTTGATAAAGTCTAAAACTGGGGGGCGTGCTGTTTTTATTGGCTTAAAAGAGCATACAGTAGACAGTATCAAATCATATGAGGGGTTCCACTGGGCGTGGCTTGAAGAGGCGCAAAGTATAAGTAAGAAGTCTCTTGAGGTTTTGATACCAACATTAAGAATTGACGACTGGTTTGAAGTGGAGTTTGGCGAGTATAAGTATCAATTCCCTTTGAGGATGTTTATCTACACTCTCAACCCTTTCACATGGGATGACCCGATCAATTTAGTATTGCCCGAGACAAGAGCGGACGTACAGAAAATAACTATAAATTATTATGATAACCCTTGGTTTCCTGAATCTCTTGAAGCAGAGCGGATAGAAGCTAAAAAAACTATGCTCCCAGATGAGTATGACAGAATATGGGAGGGGATACCGTATGAAGACACTGAAAGAGTGATAATCACAAGACGACAGATTCAGGAAGCTATTGAGAGAAAAGCAAATCGAGATGGCGGGATTGTCGTTGGTGCAGATATAGCGCGATTTGGGTCTGACAGAACGGTATTTGTCAAGCGTGTTGGCATGCAGGTAACTGATATTAAAATACTCAACAAAGTTGACACTCAACAGGTTGCGAGATTGTTAAAAGATTTTGCAGAAGGCGGGAGGATATTCGTTGATGATACAGGCGTAGGGGGCGGTGTAACTGATAAGCTGAGAGACTTAGGAGCGCAAGTTATCCCGATAAACTTTGGTCGGCGGGCAAGCAACAAAAAGAAATATCCAGATATCATATCCGAAATGTGGTTTAATCTTGCGTCCGTTATCAATGAAGCTGGGTTTCCAGATAATAAAGAATTGTTAATGGAGTTATCTTCCCGTCATTATAAATATACACCGGACGAAAGGCGGAAAGTAGAAAGCAAAGAAGAATATAAAAAGAGGACAGGGAGAAGGTCTCCTGATATGGCTGACGCTATAATTTTATGCTTTTACAGTAAGGGGACTATGAGCGTATCAAGTCAAGCAATCCCGGGGTTGTAAAATGGCGATATCTATGATATACTTTAGAAAATTATAAGGAGTTTCAGATGTCTAAAATAAGTGATTCCGGGAAATATTTACCACATAAAGTATCAGAAGTAATATGCGTAAAGTGTGGCGAGCGGTGGATTGCTGTAAGACCGGCAGACACATTTTTGCGTCACTTGGAATGTGAGAACTGTGGTCGAGGTTACGTAATAGAAACAGGGCAAGAAATAAATCAGGAGGATACATGCTTACAATAACCGATAAAATTATAAAAGAATTAGACGAGCAACGACAAATAAATAATCGCAGGATTGCTGAAAATGAAGCGTATGTCAAAGGGCGTAACCCCGAAACACTAAACGAGCCAGCACAGAAAAAGCCCGATAACAGAATAACTATCCCTTTTGCTAAAATGGCAGTTGAGACGCTATGCGGGTATGCCGGACGAGCAGGTGACATAATAGAACACTGGGATAACATCACAACTAAAGAGGACGAGGCAAAGAAGCCGGAAGACGACAAATATATTGCGCTTAGAAAACAGATTGCAGAATATAACGAGACAACCCTTGAAACCTCACAACTATATGGAACAGGGGCTTCTCAGGGTGTAGGTTATGAGTTATTCTGGGTATCTGATGACTTAGCCCTTCCGGGTATGATGACACCAGAATATGCAAATATCCCGAATAGCGAAATAGTACTTGACTGGTCAAGCGATATCAAAAAGAAGCTCAATGCTGCATTTCGATTCTGGACAGTTAATAAGGACAACTTTGTAGATATTTATTACCCGGAATATTCTGAGCGATGGGAAAAGCCAGACGGGAGCGGGACTTGGACGAGAAACGAAGAAGGAGATACAACTTACCCTTATAAATCTGTCCCTCTTGCGATATATCCTGTTAATGCAGATACAAGCGCAATTTTTGAAGCGGAAAAAGATATAATCACAGGCATAGATAAAATAACAAATAAATCGATAAACGAGGTTGATAGATTCAATGCTCTTATCACCTTATTACCTGGAGAGGCTAACAAAGAGTTCCGGGATAAATTGATTGAAATAAGCTCTATTGATAACCTTTCAGATTTTGAAAAGTGGCCGCAGTACCTATCAAAAGATCTATCAGGGATAACAGAGTTTTACCCTAACATCCTTGATCGCCTTGAAAAGCTATTTCATAAGTCAATCAAGATCCCAGATTTCAGTGATGAAAACTTTGTAACTGCACAGTCAGGACTTGCTATGGCATTTAAACTTGTTGGCCTTGAGTTTTTAGCTGCTAAGATTGACCAATATTTTGACAAGGGGTTAAGACAGCGGAACAAGCTTATCAACGATGTAATAGGCATGAGTAATAAATACAATATAGATGACTATACTCATGTAATCGAGCATAAAAGAAACCTCCCGATGGATAAATCGGCGCTTATTGAAATGGTTGTTAAGCTTAACGGTATACTAAGTAAGGAAACACTTTTGAGAATGTTACCTGTTGAGATGGTACCGGATATAGAAAAAGAACTTGAACGGATTGAAGGGATGACAGATGTAGATCTTGATAACATCCCGACAATAGAGGAATAAATGACACTCGCTGAAATGAATGAAGCTGGCTATAAACAAACTGCTAAAGAGTTGAAGCAGTTTAACAATATGGTAGCTGGGGAATATAAAAAAGCGCTCAACACTATCAGAAAGGACTTGCGAAAAGTATACGATAAGGTCATAGGTGATCGGTCACCCGCCGAGCTTGCAGCAATCCTGAAAGATCAACCTGCATGGCTGTGGACGGAAGCAAATAAGTTCAATAGGCTGACAGCACTACAAAAACAAGTCCAGACAGAGTTTGTCAAAGCAAGTATCAGGGCGGGTAACATGACAGTCGAGTCTTCTAAGCTTGCTATTACTAATAATTTCTATCGTCAGCAATATGCTTTGCAGTTTGCGTCACCTATACAAACATCATTTACCGTGCTGAATCCCGCAGTTGTAGAAATATCTGTACTCGGCAGGGCTAAAACTATAACCGGGATTGTAAAAGCAACAAGGGACCGTATAGAAGCTAAATACGGAGACCTGACAAGATACCAGCCTAAACATGGCACACTGATAAACACCATCCTTAACAACCGGCAGAAAGACTTACAGAAAATCCAGTCATCTATTACACAAGGCTTGATACAGGGCAAGAGCTATACACAAACAGCAAAGGACGTCAAGAAAGTTCTGGACGGTTCAGCAAGTCAAGCCCTTCGAGTTGTCCGCACAGAATCTGCAAGAAACATGAATGCAGGAAGTTACGCAAATCATAATGTAGCTGTATCGCAAGGGCTTAACGTGACCCGTCAGATTATAAGCGTCCTTGACGATAGGACACGTCAGCAGAGTCAAGAAGTCGATACGATCAAAGCAGATAAAAATAACCAGTTTCACTATCCAGGTGGTGTTCTTGTAGACTTTCCCGGAAATACAGGGCGTCCTGAGTGGGATATTAATGATAGAGAGTCAGTTATTGAAGTAATTGACGGGCAATCCCCTGACAAGCGAACTGGGAGAAATCCTCTTACCGGACGTAACGAGACAATGGATTTTAAAGATTACTCGGCATGGGCTAAAGAAAACGGGATGGTCCAAAATCTATCGGGACGCTGGGTGATTAAGCCTGCAAAATAAATAAAACTTTTTAAATAAATCGAATTATTCTCCTTGACAGATACGATTAGTCATATTACAATTAGATATAAGGTTAAGGGGGATGAGATGAATAGTTTAGTTAATAATACAAATAGTTTAGAGGTTTTGTATCAGTATTTTAATCTTTATGGTATAAAAGCTGCATTTTTTAAAATGCAGCAGATTGATAGAGAACATGCTCTAACAAAAAAAGCATTTAAAGAACTTGATTCTACATATCGTTTTAATGTAAGTAATAATTATAAATATAGTTAAATTGAGCAAAGCCCCGGAAGGGGCAAAAGGAGCGACCCATGAACATAAAGAAGAGAATTAAACAACTTGAAGCAAGGTGTGATCTATTAGAACGGACAATTGTTGACCATATATTTCTTGACGATCACATGTTTTTGGACGATCACGCTGATGAAGAGTTTACAACCATATTCAGGAAAGACCACCCCGATTTCAAGGGGGAAGCTCTGGGGGGCAACCCAACACCTTTAGAATACCGGCTGGAAAATGTTGAAAAAGTAACATGTGATTTAACCGAAAAAATTGACCGGATTGAAACAGTCCAGAATATTGATATAATCACAAATAAGCCGGTCGATGATGAGCCGGAAATAATCGGCGATTATATGCACTATCGGGGTGAAGATTATTATTTTATTTATGATAATAATCTTGGTGGATATGATTGTTGTAATTTGTGTGCTTTTTATGAAAACTGTTACAACAATTCCCATGGCGGCAAAATCGACATATCTTGTGAAAATGGTTATTGGAAAAACATAAAAGAAATTGATATCACTGATAATATCGCAAAATTGAGGCCGTGGGTAGTGTGGGATAATTTATTATATAAATTAGTTTATGCAATAGAAAGGAGGGTCACTTTAACAGATAAAAAGTCAAAATTTTTAGACTGGAAATCTATAGCGAATTGCACTATAGCTACAATAGCAGATCTAAAAAAAGCAGGGGTATCAAAATGAAACGATCTACTAAACAACAGATATATTTATGGCTAAATATCGCAAGCATGGTACTATTTATAATAGTTATTGCTGTGTTTTTTTGTCATGCATTCGGAGAGTTTACCTTATCAATTATAAAAGGGTGAAGATATGGAAAAAACATTTATTTTTCTTATGCTTATTGTGTTAGTTGGCTGCGCAACTGTGCAGAAATCAGAGACTGGATTTAATTATGTTCAGCTAGCTACAAAGCTTACCGGATATGATTATATGAATATGCCTGAAGCAGCTCAGAAAGCGACTGCAAATGGGTTTCTTATCGGGATAGCTTATGAGCAGTATGGGCGACTTGTATCAGCACCAATAAATGCAATGGACTTGACAAAGCGTATTAAGCAGATAATTAAAAGAGATCCCAGAATAACACGTGATACTATTTTTTATGCGATTGCATGGGAAGCAATTAAACAGATTATGACTGAACAACAGGCGGAATCAGCATGAATGATATAATCCAGCAATTGAAAACAGAAATATATAGGATAGACCGGATATTAGAAGGCATTGAGTATTGTAATAAACTAAGAGCGAGGTCTACCATTTACCACGCTCCTTTTGAATCTTTAGCATGGGACGCTGAAATATTAAAACAGATAAAAGAGGACTGGGAACGAATAATTGAAAATAGATAGACTAATGGAAATGGAAGATATCCCTGCACATATCAGAATAATAAGCATAAAGAATATAGGATCAGGGTCTAAACGAGGCGGGCGTCCGACTGGTTCAGTCAGAAAACCGGGGTGCAAGAAACGGCCTGTGCTGCAGTCAGACATGCAAGGGAACTTTATTGCTTTACACAAGAGTATAGCAAGCGCAGCCCGTGCTGTAGAGTGCCATCCTCAAAGTATCGGGCGATGTTGTCGGGGGTTACAAGACACTACAGTAGGCTATGTGTTTAAATATGCCGATTAAGCTTGCGTTTATAGGTTAGTCGTGGTACAGTTAAATATAGGGAGATGGAAAGTTGTATAATTTGATCAGAAGAAAACTCTAAGAAGGCACCATAATGAGTTTAAAAGAAAAAACATTATTTGGGATTGAAAATAAAGTTAATATTGCTATCGAATTTTTGAGAGATATAGAACCAGAAGAGGGATTTTATGTTGCTGACTCAGGGGGTAAAGATTCTTGCGTCATTTTAAAATTGGTCGATATGGCGGGTGTTAAATATGACGCTCACCATAATTTAACAACAATTGACCCTCCAGAACTCATATATTTTTTAAGAGATCATCATAAAAACACAATTATTGATAAACCCGCAAAGCCGTTTCTAACTGCACTGATAAAAAATGGTTTCCCGCGGCGACAAACCCGCTGGTGTTGTAGGGAATATAAAGAGCAGGGGGGTGCAGGGAGACTGGTTGTAACCGGAGTGAGAGCTGCAGAATCCAAAAAAAGGGCAAAACGGAGTATTCTTGAAGTTTGTTATAAAGATGCCAGTAAGCGATTTGCGCATATAATTTTTAATTGGACGGAAGATGAGGTGTGGGAATTTATACATAAATATGAAATACCATATTGCCCGTTATACGACGATGGATGGGCCCGAATTGGATGTTTATTCTGCCCTATGGCAGGAGACAGAAGACAGAGAGACGCTGTAAAATATCCAGGATATAAAAACGCATTTATAAAAGCATTTATAAAATTGTATAACAAAAGGAAAGCAGAAGGGAATCATTCTGTCGATCGATGGGAATCAGGAGAGGCAATGTTTGAATGGTGGATAAACGAAGATAAAGAAGAAGATAAGAGGCAAATGAGGTTTTTTTATGGAGATTAACAGGGGATATCCTGAGCAATAAAAAATATTCTTGGCTATCCATTGACAAGGGTAATTATTGTAAATAGTTAAAATATGAGAGGATTTGAATTATGGAAAAACAAAATAATACCTGGATTGATGAAAACAATAATGCGTGGAGTTGTATAACTTGGTCAGAAGTTGAAGCAAAGGAAGTAAGCAACTCACTAACAAATTGTTATAATTGTTATGATTGTATTGATTGTAATGATTGTTTTGACTGTGAAAGTTGTAATGATTGTTTTGATTGTAAAAATTGTAATGATTGCAATGACTGTACTTTTTGTAATTTTTGTAATAGTTGTAAGGATTGTGACAGTTGCGATGATTGTAATGATTGTAATAACTGTGAAAGTTGTAATAACTGTAATGATTGTTATAATCGGAGTTATTGTAATATAAAAGAAAATTAAGAATATAGGAATAGAATAATGAAATATGAAATAATTGATTGTCATATGTGCGATAAAGGTCTTATTATAATGGGGAGAAATATTCTCGATACTGGATGGTGTAAAGACCTCTGTAGTAGTTGTAATGGTACAGGCAAAATAAAAGGAGACTACATAATAATAACTAATCCGGTTGAAGCTGCCATGTTTTTAGGTAAAAAAGTGCAGTTTGTTAATCCTGACAATGATATCTGGGATGGAACACTTTATGCCGTAACAGAAGATGGTTTTGATGATGAATACAGGAATAATGCCGAAAAACTAAAAGTCCATAAATCAATAGTAAAAGAAGTATGTGAACTTAAAGATGGCGATGTTGTCGGGGGTTGCAAGATACCACGGTAGGATATGTGTTTAAATATGCCGATTAAGCTCTCAATTTGAGGGCTTTTTTATACTTGACAAATAAACGTTTGTATAGTACAATTCTGTATAGTATATTTATGTTAAATACTATCGCAGGGTTAAACCGTGGGATTAGAGGAGTAGACATGGGACAGATTACAGATTTCGTTAAGGCTAATTTTACACCGGCTGAGGGGATTGATATCACTGAAGTTGAGAAGTTAGAAAAAGACCTTAACCCTTTGAAAAACATTACTGATGTTGAAGGTGCAATTGATTTTATGCAGCGGAATGAAATACTTTCAAAAGGACTTAAAAAATACAATACAACATCAATAGAAATGCATGATGATAAGTTCATGAAAGAGAAGTATCCGGAGCTGTTAAAAGCAGATCGGGAGAAATACATCAAAGAACTTAATCCAGAAGAAACACCCGAACAGAAGAAAATAAGAGAACTCAGCGAAAAGATCGAACAAGCAGAGTTTAAAGAAAAACAGAACATGCTAAAACTTGCACTCCAGGACAAAGCAAAAGAAATCGGGTACCCCGGGGATATAGGATTATTCTTATCTCAGGGTGACAAAGCCCTTGAAACTCTGGAAGCATATCATACTAAAAATACAGAATATCTTGCAGCAGAACGAGAAAAGATTCTGAAAGAACTTTACAAAGGGAACCCCCCTAAACAGGGAGACCCGGCAGGATCAAACTTTAAAAAACGTGTAGAGTTTGACCAATTAACAGATAAAGATAAGCGCGACTTTATAAAAAGTGGCGGGAAAATAACAGATTAAACGGAGGTTGTTAAACCTCCTGAAATAATTGGAGGTTTAGCAATGGCTAATACACTAACAAATTTGGTTCCTGATTTATACGAAGCCCTTGATGTTGTAAGTAGGGAACTCACAGGATTTATACCAGCAGTATCAACAAACAACAGTGTAGAAAGAGCTGCACTTGATGAAGTCGTTTATGTGCCTATTACTCAGGAACAGGATTCAGCGGACAATACACCCGCACAGTATTCCCCTGATACAGGCGATCAGACTATTGACAATGCGTCTATCACAATAGACCATTCAAAACACGTTGCAGTAAGGTGGAATGGCGAGCAGACTAAAAGTCAGAAAAACAGCGGAATGTACTCTTCTATTGTTGCTCAGCAGGTTGCACAGGCAATGCGAACTCTTGTTAACGAAATTGAAACTGACATTGCGTCAGAATATCTCAGAAGTTCAAGAGCGTATGGTACAGCAGGAACAACTCCTTTTGCTACAAATCTTTCTGACGTCAGCAACCTGAAAAAAATCCTTGACGATAACGGTGCTCCAGTATCGGACAGACACCTTGTTGTTGATACAAGCGCAGGCGTAAATCTCAGAAATCTTACAAACCTCAATCAGGCAAATGTAGCCGGAAGTGACGCAACCCTGAGACAGGGCGTTCTTCTACCTCTTTTTGGATTTGACGTAAGAGAATCAGCACAGATCCAGAGCCACACAAAAGGTACAGCGACTGGTTTTGACGCAAACGGCGGCGAACCTGTAGGGGAAACAACAATTGCTGTTGATGGTTCAGATTCAGGAACAATCCTTATAGGGGATGTTGTAACATGGGCAGGCGATACCAATAAATATGTTGTTAAATCTGCAACAGCTTCAGGTGCAGCAGATGGGAACATTGAAATATACAAACCGGGTCTTCTCGAAACACTCGCAACAACCGTTGAAGGTGCAATCGGTGATTCGTATACTGCTAACCTCGCTTTCCACAGGTCCGCAATTCAGCTTGCAACAAGAATGCCGGCGAGACCTGAAAACGGTGACATGGCCGCAGACGTAATGACACTGACAGACGAGGTAACCGGACTTAGTTTTGAAATCGCTCTTTACCCACAGTTCAGACAGTCTGTAATTCATGTGTCAATTGCATGGGGAACAAAACTGATTAAACCAGAACATTGCGCGATCCTTCTGGGTTAATCGATGTCAACCGGCAATAAAAAAGCTCCTGCCAGAAAGGCGGGGGCTGTTAAACCTAAAACAGTTGTTGTTACCCGTAATGGGTATGACAAAAAAATAGACATTAAGCTTCTTGACAATTTTCTTGAAGCTAACTGGAAAAGGAAATAATTATGGCTATAGATTCAACCGATGAAGGTAAACTAAATAACGCTAATCCTACAATGCAGGATGTGCAGCTTGGTACAGCCGTTAAAGCTAATCAGGACAATATTACTGCTATTTTAGCAGGTCAGAATATTGTACTCCCTACATCAGATCCCGGTGTAGCTGGTTATTTATGGGCTGACGCTCTTGTTGTAAAAGTAAGCGCCGGAGCTTAATCGTGGGGTTTAATTATCCTCAGTCATCTCATAGTGGGACAGCAATAATCCACACTACATATGCAGACAATTCAATTGTTTGCGGGTGTGGATTTATGTTCGAAAAAAACTTTGATATTGCTTCCGCAGCGTCACTTTATGTTTTGTTTGATTATACTTCTTATGTTCCTATAGAGGGGAAAAAAGGGATTATACACGTCTTGCCGCCTGTATTCGGGACTACCGCAGGGGCAGTCGCTGTTAATGTTTACAGGGGAACTAATTATACCGGCGGGACAGAGTTTGACGTTATAAATCCCAACACAACCGCAACTAAAATAACAAGCGGAACAACTTTGACATTCGGGGCGACAGGAGATGATAAAGGAACTGAAGTTTTAAATTATTTAGTTGGTGCTACAGCCACAAATCAAACCAGCGGGGGCGGGTCAAGTACGGGTGTGTCCTTCTTTATACGACCAAATACGGGTAAAACTTTAGTTGAAATTATAAACGAGTCCGGGGAAAATGTTACTTTCCACTATGGACAGGCATTATTCGAAATATGAAAATAATAACACTTGCTAAAACAAAAGAGTTACTCGGTATAACAAACACTGATTACGATACTCAGATAACAAGATACATCCCTATAATTGACGCTAAAGTTAAACAGCTTACAGGCAACAGATATAACATGCAGGTTATCGGGGATACAACAGCAGACAGCAAAGATGTCACTATATCCGGATTAAAAAACGCAACTGGAGGAATCCAGAACTTCCATGATATGGACGACTTGTCAGAATATATAAAAATTGGAAGTCTTATATCAGGGGACGGAATCGTAAGCGATACTTATATTGACGAGATATATTTTAATCTTACATATGATTACGCTTACGATTATCCAGTTATAACATTATCAGATAACGCAACAGCAACAGCTTCAGGGGTTACATTATATATCGGGATCGATATCGGATTACAAACAACAGTTGCAAAGGGGATTTACTGGCTTATTACACAAGAGTCAACAGGATTACCAACAGCCGGATTAAAGAGTAAATCAATCGGTGGAACTTCTAAAAGTTGGAATGACAGCGATTCAAAAATTGACGGAAGAAGCGGGATGCCTTCATGGTTTGTCAAAGCATTTCCGAAATATATGAGTGGTCACTAAGATGGCGTGGATGGATAACTTCACAGATGAAATGAATACAACTATTGCTATTTATGGCAAGGGCGCGATTACCGGCAAAGGTGCGGACGGACAACCGACTTATGAAACAGATGTTACAAAATATTTCGGTGTGTGCGCTTTTTATCAATTGTCTGCAAATGAGGTGTACGTTTATGACAGGATAGGCAACCCATCAACTCATGGTGTTATAATCGACCCTGCTAAAATAACTGCAACAATTAACCCGTCAGACTGGGCTGTAATTAACGGTGAGACATATGACATATTTACACCGACAGATGTTTTACAGTTAGGCGATGTTACTTCTTTTACTGTAAGGATCCGTAAATGAGAAATGTAAATAGCGAGCTTGAATGGAACGGCAAAGAAGTTATACAGGATTTCGACAAAATGATGTATAAATCGTTATACGAAAGTGGAGCAATTGTTGAAGCTCAGGCAATAGACACAGTAGCAGTTGACACAGGGCATTTAAAGCAATCTATTACAAAACAGGTAAGGGCTAAAAGTGTGAATATTGGAACTAACGTTGAGTATGCGCCGTTTGTTGAAAGAAGCCAACCATTTTTACTTAAAGCATTGTTTGACAATATAAATAAGATTCTTGCTGTTTTTAAAAAGAATGGTATTGATTTAAAGTGGGTTAACTAATGACAGATTATGAAGCAGTAATTGAAATAATGGAAAGTGAATCTACAATCACAAGTAAAGTTGCTAAATTGCAAAACGGTTCAACCCCGTCAGCTTATACTGCTATAGTGTTTGGCGATCTTCCTGAAGCTCAGAATGTTTATCCTGCTATATCAGTAAGAGCAATATCGAGCGTATCACTTAACGGTGTTCAAACTTCTTTTTTGATTGCGGACTGCTGGGCTGAAACAATGACAGAAAGTCGAGACTTAGCGTTAGCAGTAGATGATATATTTTCAGACGCAAACTTAACAGCGTCAGCGTTTGCTTTTTTATCAGCGAGCGATATTTTAACAACAGTATCAGACGGGACGTATCACAATACACCCGTATCAATAAAAATAAATTATATACGGAGGTAGTATATTATGGGTACAGCTCAAACAAGCGTCCAGAGTTCGAAAGATATAAATATTGGTTCAGTAGCATTTTTTTACTCAACAGATAACGGTAGTGCGTTTACTAACGTTGGTGTTGGTGATTCTTTCGCTTTTACAGAAGAAATAACCCCGCTTGATTCAGCACCGGACAACGGGGAAACTCCCGATAATCTTAAAGGGGTTGCTAGCCAGACAGCAACAATAACCGGGAACTTGTGGGAATACAATCTAACAAAGATAAACGCAATGAGGGGTGGAATCGATATCCTTTCCAGCGTTGCAAGCTCTCTTGTATCTTCAGCCGATCAGGAAGTTGCTTCGGGTGACTGGAGTTATAACGTTCCAATAGTTTTGTCAGGTCAGAATCAGTCAGGCGCAATACCAACAATAAACAGCGTGACAGGTGGTACAGATGGAGCGTTGGTTCTTCTAACAGATTATACAACACTCAAGCAGTCAGATGGACAATGGGCAGTTGTAATTCTTGATTCTACCATTGTAACAACAGAGGCGCAAACAATTACAATCAATACAGATTATACACCGTCAGCAAGTGAGAGCCTTTCGACTGGTGGTCTTTCAGATATGACACCCGTCTGGATTAGAATGATAAACAGAGTTGCAGCAGTTGCAGATGCAACAGACGCTGCCGCTAATTCGGGCGTATCAGAAGGTGACGCAATTTACAGAAAAACTGTATATGATTTTTACTACTGTACAGTTAACGCCGGGGATTCCAGTTCATTCGTCAGCAAAGATGAAACTTCACCACAAGTGCCTTATGCACTCTCATTACTTGCAAAGAATAAACCGGGTAGAGAGCTTGGCGATCAGCTTAAAAAAGTAACAAAAAGTATTGAGCTTCAGAGTTCAGTAACAATTTAACCATTTCCGAGGGGGTGGGGTGCTCCTTCCCTGCCTCCTCATTTTAAGGGGCAACAATGGAAGCAAAGATTTTAAAGATTGGGAAAAAAGAAATAGATTACTCATGGATTAGTGTTGAAAGAACTATAAAGGCTATTGATATTTATAATAAAATAATAAGCCTTGAGAATAAGGAAAAAACAGATAGTAAAGTTATTACTATAATGATTAGTGCCGTTGTAGTTTTAATTAGACGTGATTTTTCATTTTCGCTTGAATATTTTAAACGACTTTTTATCACAAAGAAATATATATTAAAGCACTTAAATTATTCTGAGTTGAATGATTTTATGGAAATTGCGCTTGAGCCGATTTTAGGTGATAAAAAAAAAGCGATAAAAGGACAGATAGCAGTAGAAGCTCTGGCAGAAAAGTTAATGGAGATGGACCCGGAAGTATTGAAAAAATTATTGCAGAGTGCTGCTGTATCTATGGATGGACAAGAGAGTACATCTACAAAAAATTGAGCTTGAAAGAATTGTTTTTCTATTGGGAGACCGGTTTCAAATACGATTATAAACGGCGTGGGTATACTTTTGAGGATAAAATAACTGAAGAGATGGCGGACGAAAAGCGAGCGGAATTAAAAAAACTGTATCCAGAATATACAGGGTAAGGATTAAACATGGCGTTATTAGGTAGCTTACTTGTAAAAATAAATGGCGATAACTC